GAAATTCATAGAAGATAAAGACCAAAAGGCAAAGCTAGCTCACGAGATAGCAACGATGAGCGAAAAACATTCGCAAGAAGCGATGTTGGCTCAGTTAGAAATAAACAAAGCAGAAGCCGCCACAGGCTCGTTGTTTATCGGGGGATGGCGTCCCTGTATAGGATGGATATGTGCGTTTGGTCTGCTCTACAACACGATTATCGTCAACATATTAGGTATATGGGTGGCAGTTCCAGAAGTGGATACGACGCTTTTGGTTCCTGTGATGATGGGTATGTTGGGACTTGGTGCAATGCGTAGCTACGAGAAGGTCAATAAGGTAGCGCGAGAAAAGTAATGAGTAAGCTAGTCGAAATGATCAAGCGCCATGAGGGTGTGAAGTCAAAGGTTTACCTGTGTAGTGCTGGCTACGAAACGATAGGCGTAGGCAGAAATATCTCAGAGTCTGGCCTAGGGCTTTCTGATGACGAGATCGACTATCTTCTCAACAACGATATCAAGCGGGTTCGAGAGGAACTCCAAGAAACATATTTCTGGTTCGGTGGACTAAATGAGGCTAGGCGCGATGCGATGGTCGATATTTGTTTTAATCTTGGTCTTACCAAACTGCGTGGGTTTGTTAACGCTTTAACTGCCATGAGCAGGGAGCAGTTTGATGTTGCAGCGGATGAGTTTATGGATAGTAAGTGGGCGCAGCAAGTTGGCACGAGAGCTATCCGTGTTACTGAAATGATTAGATCTGGAGAATACATATAATGGCAAAAAGCACTCCGGGCCTTAGCGCATCTAAAGGTTCTGCTCAGACTATTCCAAGCAGAGGATCTGGCTCTTCAGCTATATTCAGGCCGCAGCCTAGACCTCCATTCGGGCAGTTTTACGGATCGGGTGCTACAAACTTTTATCGTCGTCCAAGCTACAGTTACGGAGTTCCTACAGGGTTAGGGGCTTTGCTCTCAGGGCAGCAATCTCCATTCGGTAGGATGGTTGATCCAGCAACAGGATTCCCTCAAAGATCATTCCCAAGACCAGTTATGGGTCGTCCAGATTTTGGAAGAATCGGTCGAGGAAAAATTGGCATGGGAGGGGCAAGGACTGTTAGGCCGTCAGAGCAAGAGCCAGTAATGAATAGGCAACCACAGCCTGTTGATTCGTCAATTGAGATACCTTCCCCTGTCCAAGATTTTACAGGAGCGCCTCCTCCGATGATGGACGCTAGCCAATACCTCAGAACAGACCAGCCGATGATGCGATCTCAAGGCCCAGAAAGCCTGAGAAACCGAGTAGACTCTAATCTAAGGTTTGGGGAGCCAGCATCTAGCAGAAATGCTGATGGCAGCTTACGAGTTTCTCAACCCATAATGCGAAGGCCGGATTTAATCCCTGCTAGGCCAGCGCGTCCTGTCTCACAAACACCTGAAGAAGCAATGAGGCAGAGAATACTCGCAGGAAACAGAAGGGGCACAGGCTTAGACTTACCACCTGTTGTTACTGCACCTAGACAAGTTGAGCTGATGCCAGCGTTAGCGCCACCTCCACCCACCCCACCTCGATTAACAGCACAAGAAAGGACAGGGTTTAGCGGTGCTATGGAGCAAGCTGGTGTGAGGCCAAACATCAGACCAACAATGAATGTTGGAAAGGCGACGGGCGGCCCTGTAGGTATACATTCAGGTATCGCATCACTGGTGGGTAGACGCTAAATGACGCTGGCGAAGGTACAGTTCGCCCCTGGCGTTAACAAAGAGGGAACCGAGTATACAGCAGACGCTGGCTGGTTCGACTCTGACAAGATTCGATTCCGCAAAGGCCGAGTAGAAAAGATCGGTGGCTGGACAAAGTACAGTGACGCTAGTTTTCTGGGCGTGTGCCGATCACTGCATAACTGGTCATCACTAGAATCCATCAACTACATTGGCATTGGCACCAACTTAAAGTTTTATGTAGCAGAGGGTTCTGGATATAACGATGTCACACCGATCAGGCTGACATCAGGTGCTGGCGATGCCACCTTTGCTGCAACCGACGGGTCATCCACTATCACTGTGACTGAGAATGCACACGGCGCAGTGGTCAACGATTTTGTTACGTTCAGTGATGCGGCAACACTTGGAGGCAACATCACCGCGACCGTTCTTAATCAGGAATATCAAATCGCGTCTGTGCCCACGACAAACACATTCACCATTGAGGCCAAGGACACAAGCGGTGCTGCTGTCACGGCTAACTCTAGTGACACAGGTAATGGTGGTAGTTCGACGGTTGCGACGTATCAGATCAATACAGGTTTGAACACATTTGTGCAGGGCACAGGTTGGGGTGCAGGCACATGGGGTTCTGGCACTTGGGGTAGTTCCAGCAGTGTTGCTGCTGCCGGTCAGCTACGATTATTCAGTCAAGATAACTTTGGCGAGGATCTCATCTTCAACGTCCGTGGTGGCGGCATCTACTACTGGGATGAATCATCTGGCACAGGGACGAGAGCCATCAACGCCACGGCATTGGCGGGTGCCTCTAATGTGCCGACTGTGGCATTGCAGGTTCTAGTATCTGATGTCGATCAGCACGTCATTGCGTTTGGTGTCAATCCGATAGGTTCATCAAACATAGACCCGCTGCTTGTAAGGTTTGCTGACCAAGAAAACGCTGCTGACTGGACTCCTACAGCCACCAATACAGCCGGTGGTGTACGAATCAACTCAGGCTCGCAGATCGTTGGTGCGGTGCAAACACGACAAGAGATACTGATCTTTACCGACGTGAGCCTGCATTCTATGCGCTTCACGGGTGCGCCTTTTACGTTCCAGTTTGCAACGCTCAGCACCGATGTATCTATGATCTCGCCTAACGCAGCGGTCAACGCCAGAGGTGCGGTGTACTTCATGGACTCTGGTGGATTCTATGTCTACAACGGTTCGGTGCAACCACTGCCATGCAGTGTGAAGGAGCATGTGTTTTCTAACCTGAACAAAGGTCAAGCGTTCAAGGTGTTTGCCGCTGAGAACAACGACTTTTCAGAGGTGATCTGGTTCTACCCTGTAGGCACCGACAATACAGAGATCACGAACTATGTGTCATATAACTACGCAGAGAATCTTTGGGCAGTTGGCACACTAGATCGGGGCGCTTGGATCGGATACTCACAAAACTCCAATCCGATAGCGTCATCTGTGAACACGGGTGTGACGGACGCAAACTTTTTGTACAACCATGAAACAGGGTTCGATGACGATGGGTCAGCGATGACTGCGTTTGTGGAGTCAGGAGATCTGGAGATCGGGGAGGGCGATAGGTTTATGATGATAAGCCGCATTGTTCCTGACTTCAAGTTTAGCGGGTTGACCTCCGACGCTTCTGTGGACTTCACGATCAAAGGCAGTAACTTCCCGCTAGAGACGCCGACAACACAGGCCACAGCAACAGTTACATCGAGCACCACACAGTCCAACATCAGGACTCGCGCACGACACGCAGTGGTGCGTATTGAGAGTTCTGGTCTTGGTTACGGCTGGCGACTAGGTGATTTGCGATTCGACATGCGACAGGACGGTAGGCGCTAATGGCAACACGACAGAATCCATTGCCAGTGCCTGCACCAGAGTACGACGTTAGTAACGAAGCGATCACTCGACGCACGTTGGAGCAGGCGTTAGATCAGATAGAAAACGATGTAGAACTAGCCAAGACTCAGGGCGATAAGCCAGGGTCTCTTGCTATGCGTCGGTTCCAGTTCTTGTTGATGGGTGCATCGTGACAGATGTCATCAAGGTATTAGGTCAAGTAGCGCCAAGCGCCACAACCACGACCACGCTATATACAGTTCCAGATCTCACACAAACAACCGTCAGTTCGTTAGTGGCTGTTAACAGGGGCGGTTCTTCTGGCACCTTTCGGGTCAGCGTCCACGTTGGTGGGGCTACTGCCGACAACAAGCAGTTTATTTTTTACGATGAAGACTTAGCGGCTACCACCACTAGAACGGTAGTCATCGGTATATGCCTAAGCCAGACAGATGTGGTGAAGGTGTACGCTAGTTCAGGAGACTTCTCATTCAATCTCTTCGGAGTGGAGACGAGCTAATGATGTATCAAAACCCAATGCCACAACCGCCCATGCAAGCCATGGCTGATCAGATGGCCCAGCAAGGCCGTTTTGGCGACAGCATGATGGTACACATGAACCCGATAGAAGTGGCTGGTATCGCCTCTCTGTCGCCTACAGGGCAGCTTACAACCAACCCGATGACGGGACAGCCTGAAGCCTTCTTGCCCTTTCTAGCTCCACTACTGGGTAGTATGTTTGGTAGCACCATTTTGGGTGCGGCTGGAAGTGCTCTTGGAACAGGAGCAATTGGATCTGCGTTGACCGCCGCAGCAGGAAAAGGGGCTTTGGCTAGTGCTATAGGCTCAGGCTTAGCAACAACAGCAGTGACTGGCGACCTTAAAGAAGGCTTAGTCTCTGGGCTTACAGGCTTCGGTATTGGCAAGGCTTTCGAGACTGGAGCAAAAGCCCTTGCTGGTGTTGATCAAGCAGCTAAAG